CGGGAATTCATTGACATACTGGATACCATTGATGCCCTTTTGCAGCACTTGATATAAAACCTCCCGTGATGAATATGCGTGCACTTTCCATGCAAAAGCACGAGAGACACCATCTAAGAATCCTTTTTTTTCGTTCCATGCCTTTACTATAGAACATGACGTTTTAGTCGCAGTATCAAACCTATGTGGGTTGAAAAGCAATGAGATCTTTTGACCTGTGCGTTTTCCACTACACAATGCCATGAAATCACACACAGCCTCTTCTCGTGTATATAAATGCCGCGCCAAAGAAGCAGCTGATACGCGCTCTGGTATTCCTGTACGGAATATGGCGCGTATGGTATCTTTACCCGGTATACATGGTTTAGGAACATCATTAAAAAAGGCCATCTAATATCCCTTGTGTGTAAAACACCTAAGATTGGTTTTATATACGCACACCTAATCATTTATACTTATTTTTTCTTTCCACAGTCAAACGTTTTTCGATATCCGCCCATGCAGTTTCTACAATATCTTCAAGATCACCCCGTAGATCATTCTCCTCGATCCATGCTATTAGGTCATCCCGGCGTTTTTTAATTTCATTAAAATCAGCGGTGGCGTCGATCATCCCTGTTTTACTCTTTGGCCAAAACCGCCAATATACAAGGTAGTCAACCATGCCACCGATATCGTCAATACCAATATCGTAATAGATGGGGAATTCCACCACACGTTCTTTGCCGGTTAGTCGGTTTTTCTTAGTCTTAACACGGCAATGTACACCGATAACCATTTCCCGTTCTCTTACAGTTTTTTTGATTTTGGAACCAACCGAAGACCATAGCTGTACGGTGGCGTAAAACCGCAAGGCGTGCCCCCCGGCAAAGGTTTGCGGCTCGTCGAACATCCCGGCGTTAATGTTGTCCCGTGTTTGCGAAAGTATAATCAGGATTGAGCCTGTTTTTGCAAGCCGCGCGACCACACGACGCAGGCGGGTGCTGTTTATTTTGGCCTTGCCATCACCATAATCGCCTTTTGCCTTGCCATCACCCCGTGCTGCTTTTTTAGCTTCTTGGAACTTTTTTTCGCTGTACTCGCTATCAAGGGAATCCATGCTATCGAGCAGATAAATGAATGGCGCACCACCCGGCTTTTCCGCCTGAGCCAAGGCGTCGTCTAGGTTAAAGTAAAAGTCTTCTATCTCCATGCTATGTACCGGTCGTCCGTCCTCGTCAATTCCCGGAGCTTCCAGCCGGTCCACCATCCGGCGACCGAAATGTTTTTCAAAGTCCATCAATGCGCCCCGCTCATTGTTATCGTAAATGAAACGATACCCGTTGAATTCCGGGTTGATGGAAGCTTCTGCCAAACAAGTAAGCATAAGAAAAGTTTTGCCACTGCTGCTATCGCCGCACATCCAAAAATAATGACCCTTGGCAAAGCCGCCTGCCCGCCGTCCAGAAATGGCAAGGTCCAATATGGTGCAACCGGTTTTCAGCAAGGCTTTGTTTGGGATAGATTCTTGGCGCTTCTTATGAGTCTTTGTGAGTTCGGCGACCACCGCGTCAACCTGTTTGCATTTTTTTGTCATATGCAACCCCTAATAAAAGTCCGGCGATGGTGGCGTTCTCACTGTCCCAACCATCGCCGGGCATACTACACCTGAGCGGGTCTGTTAATTTTCCCAGCCCTCGTCCCAATCCTCGTCACCGCCTGTTTTCTCAGATTCCTCCTCGGCGGCGTGTTCGCCCTTCGTCTTGCCCTTGGACTTTTCTTCCGGCTCTTCCTCCGGTGCAGGACCACAATCCACGGGTTCAAGATCGGTGGGGTCGACGCCCTTATGCACGGTGTCGTTTTCGTCCATGATGGTCACAGTAAGGCCGTCCTTGGCGACGCGGATAACTGTACAGAGACCATACTCGTCATGCTCCACGTCGCCACCTTTCTCAATGCCAAGGTCAGCCGCCGTAGGTTGTCCGCCCTTCGTCTTGCCCTTAGGCTTTTCTTCCGGTTCTTCCTCAGGTTCTTCTTCCTGTTCCGGCTCAGGTGCATCATCATCATTTTCCGGTTCAGGTTCTTTGTCGACCGGTTTACGGTCACGCTGTCGGCCACGCCCACGCGGTTTTTCGTCTTCCTCATCCCCGGCATCATCACCATCATCCACACCAGCAGGCTTTCCATCCAAGGCGGCTTTGAGTGTGTCATAGTCGGAAATCTTGAGGCAATCATCGAGACAGATTTCAGCGGCCTGACTCATAATCTCAGCGGCCAGTTTTTTGTTGCCATCGGCATCGAAACCATTATCGCGTTCGTCAAAATTGATTTTGGCGGCGAGAACCCACGGGTTTTTCTGACCAATATTTTTGGCCTTGAATCTTACCTCCAATGTTGCGCCGTGGTCAGGATCGTCAAAATTATCGATGTAGTCTTTTTCTTCCCCCCTGATTTCTTCGTCGAGAAGCTCACCAAAGGTACCGTACGCCCCCTCGAAAAGCTGCAAACCCTTTTCCGCCTGCTCATGGACAAACACAAGCATGAGCTGCCGCCATTTGGGCTTGAAATCCTTCATGTCATCCCATTCGGCATTTTGTTTTTTCAGTACCGCAAAATGTTCGGCTACCGGATCGCGCACACCCAGCATTTCACCAATGGCGATAAACTTCTTTTCGTCAATGCCGAGATTGTTGTACACCGCATAAGAAAGTTCAAAGTATTCATCACCAACATCGGCATTTTTGTTATACTTCCCCACAATGTAGGGGATGACATCAATATGGTATGTCTCCCCACCTTCCGGCTTGAATACTTCCATGCCTTCCGGTCTACGGATGCAGTCCCAATCGCCCCCGCCCGCGTGCTGCTCCTGTCGTCTTTCATGACGATTTTCCTGCCGCTTACCACGGCGACGTTCACGCTCTTTTCGTGTTGCCATTATTTTCTCCTAATCATCTTACATCTTCGCACCGGTGCCACCGTGGCTGTCCGGTCATACCTATTAGTCGTTACCACTTGCACCTTCATCCTCTGCCCTACTAGTACGCCGCCTGCGACCGGGGATAGTTTTGGTGGGTGGCCCGGCTTTCACAGCTTGTTTTAATTCTGTCGGTTGTTCAGCACTACTGGGGTCCGCATACCATTGTCGGAGGAAAAGGTCCGTCATGCCCTGCAATGTCGATTTACGATGGGCCAAAGCGTCCACGGCAGCCCGCATTACCCGTACCGTATACCGTGCCGTGTTGAGTTTTTTTGTTGCTATTATGTATTCGGGTTGCTCATTAATGGCGTTTGTCACCGTTGTTTCGGTAGCCTTGCTTAGTCCGTAATCCTCCGGGGCGCTCCTGATGTCTCGATCTAATTCAGCCGCCTTTATGGCCAGGTATCCCCGCGCTTCATCCTCCTCCTGCATGGCGTCAGCCAACCGTATACCATAATCCAGCATCAGGACAGCCTGCCCTTTCCACTCATTGAGGAGGTTGTTTTCGTCGATGCTTAGATTCAACTCTTCACGCACTGCATCACGCACATCTTCTTCGTTGCTCATGGTATCTCCTAAATTTGCTAAATGCAGAAAACTATCCTTTGCAGGCCCGGTAACAGCTCAGCACCAGCCCGGCCTTTTTGCTGTCATAATAATTGTCTTGGAACTCTTCCATCACGGCCACCGCTTCGGCCGCACCATGGCCTCCACTGAGGGCGACTTTGCTAAAATAAGAAAGCATCATCCACCGAATACTTTCCGGGTCTTCGTTACAATCCCGGAGCAACGCCGCTACGGTTTTCCAACCTTTGCGGGCCATAATCGCACGGGCAATTTCAATCGCAGCTACCTGGGCATCGGCCTTTTGCAGTGTTTCAAGTTTTGTTTCATCGTTGTCCAGGCCAATTATTTGCTGGAGTAGAACTAACGCTTTGCGTGCGCTGCCGCATGCGACTTCCGCCAATTTTTCCGCGACCAAGTCATGCATATCACTCCCACACCGTTCCTCGTAGATGCGACGGACAAGACCTTCCGTTTCTTTAAGTGTCAGTTCCCGTACCTTGATTTCGGTGCATCGTGTGCGGATAGTTGCTTTAAGTTTTTGTGGGTCAGTAGTAGCTAGCATAAAATATACGTGTCCAGGCGGCTCTTCCAAAAGCTTGAGAAAAGCCCCCTGCGCATCGGCCGTGAGCGCGTGGCATTCGTCAATGAGCCACACCCGACTATCACCATCAATGGGGGCCAGGCCAACCCGCCCCTGGATGCCGCGTACCATTTCAATCCCGCGACTTTCGGCGGCATTGATTTCAGCAAAATCGCTGTCTGAACACCTCAATTTGTGCCTGATGATGCGGGCGAGGGTGGTCTTCCCACATCCACTAGGCCCGGTAAACAGAAGGCAGTGGGGCATACCTTCTTCACTCTTGCCAAGTGCTGCAAGTTGCGCGCACGCTTCCTTTTGTCCCACTACCTGTTTGAAACTCGTAGGACGTTCTTCCAAGTGAATCTCACGCATTCCTTCCTCCTTTTAAAAATGGTGTAGTAGCCACTCCGTATACATAATATCGGTAGTCACTTAATCTTCTTCCTTTGCCAATGCCCATTTTTCCATCGGGCCACTGGTTCTTCAATTGGGTCTTCTTCATTATTTTTTGCACGTGTTGTTTTTACAACATACGCCGTGCGATTATATGAGTCTTCCGGTGGTGTTATTGCCAGTATCTCTTCTAGATTATGGTACGGTCCTGCAAGCACGCCCATCTCCATCCCATTATCATCCCGGAACCGTATGGTATACATCACACGGGGGGCGTATGCCCATTTTATAGCACGTATAAGATCGTCTTGCGCCGGTACGGTTTCATTATCCCAACACTCTTTAAACATCTTTACAATAGCTGCTAAAATAGTTTCTCGTAACGGTTGACGGCCTTGTTTGTAACATGGCACACAAAGACCACCTTTGCTGTTTAAGCCCATATCACCGCATGCAGCGCATATTGATTTATTGCTCATAATACGGCCCCTCATCAATTTGCACCGCTACCCATTTTTTAAGCCGCCGCATAACCGCCGCTGGGTTGTCCCCCGGTACCACCACGGCTTCCGCCTCTACCCGACAATTTTCGTACTTACTTAATTTCCTTAATTCGGTGTATGTAATACGGGTTATTTTTGATTTCATTTTGGTATCTCCACTGATTTTTTTTCATACCAATTTGTTTCCGCCATTTCTGCTTCCACCTCCATCGGTACCGTTACCCACGACCAAGTTTTTTGTAACCGCTGCGTTGTGATTTCCCCCGCAAGGCCGAGATAATCATCCACCTCAGCTAGGGGTACATCGGCAATAAGTGAGTCGTGGATCTGTCCGATAATTTTGGTCCCCATATGGCGATGTTTGATCTCGTCTTGGATCGTAATTAGGGACCACAATAGGCAATGGAATGCTGGTCCTTGGATATAATAATTCAGCACTTGATTTTTTGACATCGGCCCCCAACACCGGAAACCAGTCACAATATCAATGTAGCCTAGCTGTTTATATGTATCAACCCATGCCCGCCGCTTTGCGTGGTAGACCTTAAACCGCTTGTTCCAAAACCCATCCTCCACCGTTTTGATATGATGTTCAAATGTTCCCGCCACAGCGTCTTTGTTGGGGTCGCATGCCCCTTGGCTATGTATACCTTTTGCTGCAAGGTGGTCATACAAACTCGCCCCGTCTGGTGTGGTGAGGTGGTGTCGTTCGATCCCATACCAAAGATTTTTTGTGACTTGTTTGTACCAGTCGCCGTAAAATTCTGCAAAAACAAAATCTCCTTTTGTACACTGCCGTACCTGTTTTGATACATCCCCTTTTCCCAACATATAGCATTCAGCCGCCATATCCCGGTGCATATCACCTTCAATAGTATCATAAATAAGTTTTGTATCCCCACTCAAACAGCATGCTACACGCACTTCTGCCCCGCTGTAGTCTATCTCAATGAGGGCATGACCCGGCCGGGGTATAAATGCCTGGCGAATAATCTTGCCTTGTACCGGGTCACGGATAGGGATGTTTTGGAGGTTGGGACTATCACTTTGCCCACGGTAAGAGCGGACAAGATGCAGGCCGAAAAAAGCATGTAGGTACTCACCCTCCACCTCCCGCCGCACCCCAAGGAGGTACGTACCATGCAATTTATTGAGTTTCTCTAACCGTAAAAAGCCCTTTGTGTATTTGGTGCCAATCCGCTCTAACGCTGTTTCATCAAGCTGCGGTTTGCCAGTGGTTGTTACAGAAAATGCTTCATTTCCCATATCCTCAAACAATACAGCCGCAAGCTGATCTCTGCTTGTGAGGTTGGTCCGTTGTCCATACCGGCGGCGCTGCAATTTGTATTCTTCGCATCCCCGGAGTTTTTCTTCAAGGTTTTTAATCCGCGCAGCCGTTTCGACCAAGACCCTGTCAAGGTACGGTATGTCAACACGCATCCCGTTCGCCTCAACTTCCGCCAAGGCAATAGCCCCGCGATGGAGTAGGTTATAGCCACGCGTCAAATCCATGTGCTAAACTTTCCGCATAAAACGGGCTTCAAAATTATTGTTCATCGGCTTAACGCTTTCCGTACTCACACCCCGCTCGATTTCATCCCATGCTTGGTTAAGGATGATGAGAAGTGTTGTTTGTGTGTATTCTTTTGCGCACGCCTCAAGATGCCACACAAACCCATTTAAGGCTGTTGTTTTTTCAGATTCACAATTAATACGTTGAGCATGGTACATGCGCCCAAGCCATACCACCAGTCCGGATGTATTGCTGTATTGATCATGTTTTGTCAATAAAGTCCGTGTGGGGAAAGCTATATTTTCTCGACAGCAGTAGTCACATAGACACACTGCGATACTGCCAATAAGTTTTTTACAATAGTCTTCTGTCATTACAATTATGAATTCACCAACACCTTCAGTAATACGTAAGAGTGGGTATTCATCACGACCATATGTTGCCAAACTCCATGCACCGATTTTGAATTGAATTTCCTCAAATGTTTGCATGTTTTCCCTTCCCCCAATTATATTTTCCACGGCCACGGACAACCAATCTCTTTTATTTGATTGACCGCTACCCTAAACTCAAGTAAGGCATCCATTCCATTGTAAAGCAAAAGATCTTCTATATCTATCTCACGCAAGATGGCGTTTACGTTTGCATCCCCCTTTGTTTTGAGGAATGGTTCTATTTTTTTATTCCACAATGGCACACCCAGTCTGGTAAAGGCTTGGAATTTGACACTAGTAATACCCTGCCGATTGTCAGCCACATGGGCGGCTAGCATCGTATCCCACGCCCAGCCACGCACCCGATGTCCGAATTCTTTACGGGTCCACCGGTCCTCAAATTTGAGATTACTAGCAATCTTCGGAATTGGGGAGCATAGTAGTTTCTGCATAGCCTGTATCGCTTCACCATGCCAGGGGAAAACAATACACCGTTCCGGCTCCTGCCGCCCCCAAGCTACCGCGCAGCTCACAATACGGGCGTCCGGTCCATCCGGTTTGAGCATGTTGGTTTCGTAATCCCACGCTATGGCCCCTGTTTGCATGTCAGCGCATTTGCATAGCCACCTGGCCGCTTGTGTCGGGTCTATGACCCGGCGCACGTCTGCGGCCCATTCTGGCGGTCCTGCGGGCCATGGGCAGTCGGTGTGCGCAATAGCCGCCGTCAAATGTGTTTTAAATTGTCTGTTGAGCACCGGGTCATCTTCGCGCAAGAGGTGTGCCGGGTGCCATGTCGGACACACCCACGCATTTAATGTTTGGCACGGTATCTGCCACCCGGCCCATCGTGCCATTTTGCCTGTATCCTCTTGCCATATTGCGCCAATCACTGACTCCACTGCTGCACTGCCCATCGGGACAATTACAGTAGGCTGTAGCTGTTTGATTGTTTTATCCAAATGTGGACGGCAGTACATTATTTCTTTAGCTGTGGGTTTACGTCGGCGGGGATGGCAAATGACCGCATTTGTTTTCCAACCATCTTCCTCCAAATCAAACTCCATGCCGCTTAGTACCCGCTGCAAATACTGCCCGGCCTTGCCTACTAGTTGGACGCCGTCTTCATCTTCTTTTTCGCCCGGCGCTTCCGCCACAAACAACACCTTACGTGCACCATTACCGATTACCGGCATTTTTGGCGATGTGCAATGGAGGTGCAGTCCACAAGCCCCACATCGCGGCAATGTATTGGTCGGGGCGGCTTGTAGGATTTTTGATCCGGCAAAAAAGCCTTTAGCTTTTGGCATTTGGCCGGACCTCTTTTATGGTTTTGTCAACGGAAGCATCGCCTACACCCAAGCCATGTAAAGTCTTTTTCATGGCCTCGTCAATGATGTCGTCACTCACACCCAAGCCGCATAACGTCTTGACAAAATCCTGCATGATAAGCGTCGTTGTTTCCCGCACATCCATCCATTCGCGGCTGAGGTGTGTGTTCCACTTATTCACCCATTCAACCGCATTATCATAATGGTCTGGGCCACTAAATATTCGTTCATTATCCATACCAAAGATAACCAAGCGTACCATTGTGCCATAGGGGAGACTTTTAATGATCTCCGCAAAAAGGGGCTGGTTGCTGGTAGCTTTTTCTGGCATGTCAATCTACCTTCCCAAGGCACGTGACATATTCGAATTTCCCACCGTCAATTTTCAGGCGTCCGGGGGCAATATAGCAATCGTTTGTTCGTGTGGTAATATCTACTAGCAGCTTAGGGGCCATAGAAAATGAAAGTGGTTCACCATCCCATTTCACATCCTTCCGTTCTTCGTACCATCCACTGGCACCAATACCACGGAGGCGCAACTGCCCCGCCTTAAGTTCTACAATCACCACATTGTTTTCGCTGTTTTCAGATGAAAAGATTTCCGCCTTTTCCACCGCTTCCGCCAAACCGCCAGGTAGGGTAGTGGGGGTGCCGTTCACTTTGAGGACTGCATCAAGGTTTACAAACTCTAACATTTCCCGCCGCACAGAAAGTATGAGACCGGTTGGGTTGCGAAAATGGAGCCACGTTTTTGTTTCACTAACTTCCGTCATGCCAAGTCCAGTCACGTGTTTCAAGCTGTCTCGTTTCACCAGACATTCTCCCACCACACCAGTATCTAGTGGGTAACGGGCGAGCTGAAAATTGTCACAAGCCTCCACACATTTCGGGGTGATGTGGATACACGTGAGGGAAAAATTATTTGCGTCCTTACTAGCGCACTGCTGCACTACTCCCACGGCGTCAGCAAATTCCGGGTCTAATTTTGCCCATGTCGTCGGCGGCTCTACCGCTCCGATGGGGAGTGTGATTTCGGCCTCCAAAGTAATGCCCGCCCGGCGGCGTTTCCCTTTGACAAGCAATTCACCACCGCCTTCCCGCATACTAACATCGACCTCCTTCTCGACCATCTTGGCAAGGAGATCAAGCAAAGGCTTAGCCGCCACTGCACCATCTACTCCAATATCGCATGCGACGGAACATGCAATCTCATCATTAAACGTGATGGCCCTGCCGTCTTTGAACACAAAACAGGTACTCTGCTCCACCGCCTCCCGGATAGCAACACCGGGTACCACCGCCTCAAGTTTGCGCAAAAATTCTTCTCTGTCCAGTTTCATCAAGTCCTCCTTAATGTTTGTATGTCGGTCTTACACACAGTATCGCTACTTATTTGACCTTCTATAAAAAGTAGCTTATTTTGTTGCTGTTGTGACTGTTGCCCTTATCCCAATAATCCAAAACAGATCACCACGTTCAATATATTCTAAACATTTTGCTTCATAGATGGGGTCGAGAAGAATGTTACCTAGCTTGGCCTTTACCGATGTATGGTATACGATCCGCAAAATAGGCACGACTATATGCCAGCAGCGTAGCCCCTCACAGCGTGCCA